AGCCGTTGTAAATCTGCTCTGCGGCAGATACGGCAATCTTCACCCATGCGTTGATTTCTGCCTGCTGCTGGGCTGTGGTCTTGCTCTTGATGTACGGAATGACAATGACGGTAATGACTGCTGCGATCAGCGCAAATACCGCCTGAATGATGGTGGTAATGTTGTATTCCATGAATCGTGTTCCTCCTTAGTCATACAGGGCGTGAATGCCCTGCTTTGTCAAAAAATCCTTCTGCTTATGCTTGATGTTGGCTGCGTAGTTCAGAGCATCGTGCATATCGCCGTTGCAGTTCGCGTCTGGAATGCGCTGTACCGCCTTGGCGGTTGCTTCGCCGAGCGCGATTGCTGCGCCTGTACTCTGCACCATGAGCAGAAAGAAGTCTTTCTGCGCTTCCTCCTGCTCTTCGGCGCGCTTATCACGCGCCGCAATTTTCCGTTCCAGTTTCCAGACAATAAAGCCCATGATGGCGGACGGAATCCCCATAGCCGCGACAAACGCGATCAGAAACTCACCAGCGTTGATTGTCATAATCACTTTCACCTCTACTTGCAAAATGCAGGAGAGGCAGACCGTGCCGCCCCTCCTGCTGCGTGTCAGATCTCTACTTCGAGATCCTTCAGGATTTCCTCGACCTGCGGCTTGATGAGAGCCGGCACCTGGTCGAGCGTCTTTTTGCCCTTGACGATCAACGTCGCATACACGACTGCCATATCGGCGACCTCCTTTCCACACAGAATGGTCAAAAGAAAAAGTCGAAGGCGCTTCATACGCCCTCGACCTCATCTTCTTCAAGGATACGCCGGACTTCCTCGCGCAGTCGTTCCGGCACATCATCAAGTGTTTTCAGCCCCTTTCGAATCAGCTCGGCATACACTTTCGCCATATCCATCAACCTCCGATCACAAGCTCATAGACGTCACAGAGCGCAAGCTGCGCCTGCGTGATCTGTGCGGACAGTCCTTCATTGACGCTTTGCAGGTCGCTTACCTGCTGTTTCAGCTTCGGAATGGTCTCCTTTTCGGCTTCGGCCAGCTTCGCCTGCGCGAAATAGCCGTCGAAGCTGCCGAGAATATCATCATAGATCCCGTCATAGAACGGAAGCTCCAGATGGTATTCGTCGTACTCAAAGCCTGAGACTGTCAACTCGCCCTGCGTTTCCGAGAACGGAGTTACGTTCTCATAGAACCGCACAAGGCAGTAGCCGGGCTTGTCAGGCTGCTCCTCCAGCGAGAACGCATTTGCCGGCGCATTGTCGCCTCTTACTTTCATTTCGCACAACCTCCTTCAAGATTCGTACCCCGATGGGGTCAACATACTTTTTCCGCGCCGCAGCGGAATTGCAATGCTTGAGCTGGCCGATCCGGCTCAAAAGCCCCGATGCCGTCCGATACGCGATCCGCTGGTGACGCTCGATCTTCTTGCGCACCTTGCGGCATTGGCGCGTAAAGCGCAGGAAGTTTTTTCGGCGCATGGTAGTATAATCGCGGTAAAAGCGATACCCGACGTAATCCAGCGGCCGCACTTTCAACGGGAAGACCTGCCAGTTGCCCTTCATCTGCAGCCGCAGCCGCTTTTGCAGATACTCGGCAATCGCTTTCCGCGCACGGTGCAGCTTCTTTTTGTTCGGGCCAAAGAGGACAATATCATCCATGTATCGCACGCTGTACTTCACACCGTCGAGCGTCGTAATGTAACGGTCGAGCGGCTCAAGATAGAAATTTGCGAGCCACTGGCAGATGAAAAAGCCAATGGCCAGCCCCTGTTCGCAGGTTTGCAGGATCTCCCACGTCAGCTTTAGATACTTCTTGTCCTTGATCTTGTGCGCCAGCATCCAGATCAGCTTGCGACGGTCGACAGAATGGTAGAAGTGGTGAACGTCCATTTTGCAGACGTACCGGCTTCCTTTTTTGTCGTGGTGAATGACACGCTTGCAGCGCCGAAGCGCGTGCTTTCCGCCGCGCCCCGGTACTGATGCGCAGCACCAGTAATTCATCCCGCGCAGGAAGACCGGCGCCGCCGCCAAGACCATCAACGTGTGGACGATGCCGTCGGGGAAGAACGGAACGTATTCGATCTCTCTCCACTTTCGGCTGCTGTTGTCGAAGATCTTGCGCTTCTTCGGCTGGGCTGGGGCGAAAGTCTGCGTCTGCAGAAGATCATAGACGCGGTCCGTGTAGCCGTCCACGTCGGCCAGCACCCTCCTTACGTCGCGCCGATCGTGTTTGTCTTTCGCGCCAAACACAATGGCTTCGCGGATGTGTTCTTTGTCACACATCCATTCATACAGGAATCCTTTTCTTTTTGGCATTTGCCTCGCTCCTTGTTTGCCATCGGGGTCTTTCCAGATACCTTGCGGTCGTACTAGAGCCCGTCCTGTAGCGGCAATATTTCCACCAAGCGGTGAGGGAGAGCCTGCGCAAAAAATGGAGCATACAAACAAGTAGGCGCGCGCCGATGTTCGAGTTCGCGTTGGACGAATTGTAGTTGCCATTGAAAAAGAACAGGCCGCAGTTCGCAGCATCATTCCTGTAGTAGCCGCCGACGCAGAGAACACACCAGCCAGAATTCGAGTTCACGTGAAGCCCAAAGCACCGCACAAGCTGCGCAGACAATCCCGTCGAGAATTATACTGTCTATGCGCTGGGAAGGTCTGAAAACGGGAGAAAATAACGAAATGCGTTATTTTGAAAAAATATACGCGCCGCGCTTCGCGCGGATATATAGGGAATGGCGCTGCCGCGCCAGAGCGTAAAACGTGCCGCTCTGAAAACGGAAGCCCACGGGGGCTGCGGCCCCCGGTCCCCCATTAGGGGACGTAAAGGAGGCGCGCGCCGATGCTCGAGAACGCGCCGGACGAATTGTAGCCGCCAACGAAAAAGAACAGGCCGCAGTACGCAGCAACATCCCTGCAGTAGCCGCCGACGCAGAGAACACACCAGCCAGAATCCGAGCCCACGTAGTCTGGCACGTAGGTCGTGCCGCTGCCACCGGTTCCCGTCGGAATAAATGCCCATGGGAGGGCCGTGCAGTTTCCGAGCGTTTTGATATTGCCGCCGCTCGGCAGGCTGAGCCCAGCCGCCGTGTAGTTGGTGGACGTATCGTCTGCGTACTTCGACGGATCGGTGCAGATATAAGCCGCGCGGTTGTTGAAGTTGATGCCGTCAATCCAGTCATAGACATTGCCCCACGGGTTTTCAATGCCGCGATACTGTACGCCGCCATAGCCTGTCCTGGCGGAAGCGACCGTGCCGGTGTGGTAGGTCATGCTGTCCGTCGTACCCGTCTTCTGCAGCGAGGAATTGCCGACAATACCGTTGCCGATTTTGCTCTGGCTATCCCAGTTCGCATACTCGACGAGATAGAGCAGCCAGACCGCGCACCACGACGCATAATCGTACTGCTGCCACTTGCTGCCCTTGTTCCGGGAGTTTGTGCGGGCTGTGGCGCGTGTGATGTTCGTCAACGGATTCGCGCCAGACTTAGAGTAGTAGCTGGCAATCGTGTTGTAGCGACCAACATAGCGACCGGAACCGGGGTGCTTGGAAAAGCCGGTGAACGGCGCGTTTGCAACGTAGTAATAGATCTTGCTCTGGCTGCTGTTATAGACGATCTTGTAGTAAAACTCAGGGATAAAGACCATCGTATCGTAGGACGTGCGGGAGAATCCGGACTGTCCCTTTTTGTACGACACCGCGCCGTTGATGATGTTGTATTCCTCCATGCCTTGCCACGGCATGAATGCGTCGAATGGAGAGCTGCCAGCGCCTGTGCCGATGGCAGCGCTCGGCTCCGAGGACACGGCGGCATTGACATAGCCGTTCGGGTCGTTGCTCGGCGTCAGGCGGGAAAGAGCCGGGGAGGAGTTGCTGTACGTCCAGCAGACACCGAAGATTGTCACGAACACGCACGACACGGTGCAGGTCTTGCTTGCCGGCGCGTTGTAGTTTGTGTCGCTGGTAACGGAAACCGTGATCGTAACCGTGCCGGAGTTTTCATCGACGCTGTGGACGGTCACAATATTTCCCGAAATGGAAACACTGGCAATATCGGGGCGGTTGGACACGGCTGTGATTGTTCCTGTGCCAAGCCGTGTGACCGTGAAAGAATCTGTCAGCTTTCCGTCTTCCAGCTTGATCGAAGTCTTGCTGAGCGTCAGTGAGCCATCTGCCTTGCCGATCTTCCACGATACGGTTTTCGGCGCGGTCGAGCCGTCTGCCCACTGATAGAGGGCTGTGTCTTTCAGCGTAAACTTCGCGCTGTAATTGCCGGCGTTCGTGCCGCTGGTCGTGCCGCCGAGCGTCATTTTCGTCGTATCGTAGTTGTACCATGCCGGGCTTTGCGAGCCGCCCGAATAGGTCAGGCTTCCGCTCTGGCTCGGCACGGTCACATTCGTCTTGGTGACGGTGACGGCCTGCGTCGCGGTGCAGGAAACGCCGCCCTCGGTGTAGCGGATCGTGACGCTGGTGCGGCCTGCTTCCAGACCGCCGCTCGGCTCGACCGAAACGCCTGTTGCAATCAGCGTGGCGCCGTTGGAATACGTCGCCTTGACAACCATGCCAGCCGTCGAGAACTGCTCACCAGCCTTGTAGGCGGTCTTCGTAGGCGGCGTTGTGATCTCGATGGACGCGAGCTTGATGCCGCCACCGCTTCCGCCGATCATCTGAAATACCTTGCTCATTGTGCGACCTCCGCTCTGAAAATGTTTACCGAGATTGCGCTTGTCGGCGTATCGGTGCAGGTGAACGGCATTTTTCCGTTCTCGGTGATGTCTCCCACTTTCACGCCAGCGTCGCCCCACGCCGTAAGGCTTGCGGAAACCGGCGTTACAATGTAGGCATAACCGGATTCCAGAAACCGTGCGTCTTCCAACGTCTGCGCAAGATCCGCCCAGCCGTTGACCGGCAGCGACAGCGTGAACGAAACAGCCTTGCCGCTTTTCTTGGAAAACAGATCCGCGTGGGCCTGCACGGCGGTATTGTGCGCGGAAACCGCTGCGGCACCTGCACCTGCGGATTCAAAATTTCCGCTGTCTTTGAACGCCGCAGAGCCGAGGTCGGCCAGCCACTTCATAATGCGTCCAAGAAGGACTTTCATTTCCAGACCGGATTCAAGCTGCGTTCTCGTTGCGGACTGCGTGAAGGTAGGTTTCAGAGTGCCGCCGTCGCCGTCCTTATTCAGTTTCGCATTGAACAGATCTTTGTGCGCGGTCTCGGACTCGTTGTGATTCTTGACGGCGTCTTTTTCTTCCGCTCCGACCATCTCTGCGGTATAGTCACCGTTTTTCGGGACGACCGCACCGGAACGGCTATTGAACGAAGTCACGCCGCCCGCAGGGCCGAGCAGGCTGACCGGTTCTGGGTTCGGAAGACCGCCGTCGTTCGTCCAGCTCAGAATACCGGCTTCGGTCACGTGCGGCGTAAAGATTACGCCGGGTTCGCCCTGTGTGCCGCGCGATGGATACCCCGAATCGACGAACGCGCCCTGTGCGCCATCCCACACGTACCAGTTTTCATTTGTGCCGATATAACAGGCTCTGCCCGCAGCCGACACCAGCGCAGACGCAGCGGCGCTGATAAGCTCAACTTCGGCATCGGTGAGCGTTTCAGCAAGGGTGCTGATCGGAACACGGCGAACCTTGCCGCCAATCGATGCGAGGATAAAGTCGGCAATCGCCGCAGAAGCGGCAATCGGCTTGGAATTTACGTTTTCTACTGCCATACGATCACCCCTTACAATTCCGTGACGAGCGCCTGCGGCATGATCGCGGCGTTCTTTCGGTCTTCCGTGATGGCGTTGATCTCGCGCATGACGAGGTTCGTGAAAGAGAGATCCGCTGTGACGATGCCCATGTGCGACAGCAGCCGCAGGCAGTAGATGAACAGCGCATCTTTGACGCGCTGACAGCCACAGCGTTCGTTCTGCTCGAAGATCGTTTTCACCCACGCGAGCTTTTCATCGGTCGACAGCGCCATCAGGGTTTTGCGCGTGAAGAACGCACCGACCGCCGCGGAGAAATAATCGTATGCGACCACGTTGGAAAGGCCGATGGCGGCGTATTCTGCCTTGACGCACTTTGCGGCTTTTTCAGGCGCAATCTCGCCAGCGTACATTCGCTTGTTGTAGCAGACGATAATCATGTTGAGCGCGTCGACGAGTTTGTCGACGC